TTACCACGCTGGATGGGTCCATAAAGATGTCTGTCAAAGGTTAGAAAAATTTTCAGAACAAGTAGCTAATAAAGAGTCACCTAGATTGATGCTCTTTATGCCGCCGCGTCATGGTAAATCTACTCTTGCCAGTGTTGCCTTTCCTGCTTGGCATCTGGGTCGACACCCTGATCATGAATTCATTAGCTGCTCCTACTCGGGGAGTTTGGCGATGAATTTTTCAAGAAAAGTGCGTCAGTTATTAAGGGAGCCAGTATACAAAAATATCTTTGAAAAAACTAGACTAAATAAAGATTCTCAGTCAGTAGAATCCTGGAATACAGCCGAAGGCGGTGGTTATGTAGCTGCTGGTGTTGGTGGTGGTATTACAGGTAAAGGTGCACACGTTTTACTTATCGATGACCCGGTAAAAAACCGTGAAGATGCAGAATCAGAAAACAACAGAGAACTAACTTGGGATTGGTACACCTCGACCGCTTATACTCGACTCTCTCCTGGTGGAGGTGTACTAGTCATCCTTACTAGATGGCACGATGATGATTTAGCAGGTAGGTTATTACGGTTTGCTGAACAGGGGGCCGATCAGTGGGAAGTTGTAAAGTATCCAGCGATTGCTGAGATGGAAGAACCTTTCAGAAAAGAAGGCGAAGCCTTGCACCCCGAGCGTTACAATGTCGATGCTCTTGATCAGATACGCAAGGCTATCGGTCCACGAGACTGGTCCGCCTTGTATCAACAGAATCCAGTGTCCGATGAGGGTGATTATTTTTCTCGAGATATGATTAGGTATTATGAGCCGGATGAAGTAGACTATGATAAACTTAGATATTATTGTGCGTGGGACTTGGCTATCGGCCAACGTGACCGAAACGATTACTCAGTTGGCATTGTTGTCGGTGTCGATGAGTACGATCAACTTTTTGTAGTTGATTTAATTCGCGGTAAGTACGATGGTTTTGAGCTAGTAGAAAAAATATTAGATTTTTACGAGCAGTGGAGACCAGGCATAGTAGGAATTGAAAAAGGTCATATAGAGATGGCCCTCGGTCCGTTTCTCGAGAAACGTACTAGAGAGAGAAGACTCAATGAGGCCTATTTTAAAGACTTAAAGGTAGGACGACGTGATAAAGAAGCAAGAGCACGTGCAATACAGGGTAGAATGCAACAAGGTATGGTATACTTTCCTAAAGATGCAGTCTGGACTGGACCGTTGGTTGCAGAGTTATTACGTTTTCCAAATGGAACGCATGATGACCAAGTTGATGCTCTGGCGTGGATTGGTCTTATGATGACGGAATTTGCTACGTTTTATGAAGCACCGGAGCATGTACCGTCGTGGCGAGATAGGTTAAGATATATCTCAAAAGGTGTTAAACATAAATCATCGATGAGCGCTTAATGGCAAAACATAAAAACGACAAACCGAAAAAGAAGCTAAACGAAGCTGAAGAAGTCAACCTTGCTAAACAGCAATGGGAAGCTTATACCCGAGCCAGAGATCATGGCCATACAGACTATATTGAAATTGCAAAACAATGCGATGCATTTTATAGAGGTGAACAATGGGACGCGGCCGACGTTGCGGCGTTAGATGACCAAGGTCGACCAGCACTTACAATCAATACAATTCTACCAACAGTTAATACTGTTATCGGCGAACAAAGTACTAGAAGGGCAGATATAAGATTCAAGCCTAGAGGTTCTGGTATGCAAGAAACAGCAGACATACTTACAAAAGTATTTATGCAGATTGCCGACAATAACAAACTAGAATGGGTAGAGTCACAAGTTTTTACAGATGGACTAATTCAAGACAGAGGATGGTTCGATGTACGTATAGATTTTTCTGATCATATTCAAGGCGAAGTTAGAATTACATCTAAAGACCCTTTAGATATTATTATCGACCCTGATGCAAAAGAGTATGACCCGAAAACATGGAACGAAATATTTGAAACAAAATGGATGAGCATTGACCAAATTGAAGAACAATACGGACAAGACAAAGCTGATAAATTAAGAATGATCGCAGAAGTGGGCTCAGTACTTGGGTCAGACTCAATTGAATACGAAGAAGAGAGGTATGGTGACACTTACACTGGTGAATTTAGCAGTGACTATCCACAGAATCCTGATGAAGCAAAAGCAGTACGGTCGATTCGTGTTGTTGAAAGACAATATTACAGATTAAAAGACTGCATGTTTTACGTTGACCCAGTTACAGGTGATGAAAGACCTGTGCCATATGATTGGGATGAAAAAAAGAAAACAGATTTTGCAGACCAGTTTGGTTTATATATCCATACTAAAAAAGTCCGAAAGGTTCGTTGGACAGTAACAGCTGATACTGTAGTACTATTTGATGACTGGTCCCCTTATAACCATTTTACTTTAGTTCCTTACTTCCCATATTTTAGAAGAGGTAAACCTTTCGGTATGGTAAGGAATTTAATTTCACCACAAGAACAGTTAAATAAAATTTCATCTCAAGAATTACATATCGTAAACACAACTGCTAATAGTGGTTGGGTAGTAGAGACAGGTTCTCTATCCGGTATGACAGCAGATGACTTAGAAGAACACGGTGCGGAAACTGGTTTAGTCCTCGAGTACAATCGAGGCTCGACTCCCCCTTCGAAAATACCCCCGAACCAGATTCCCACCGGTCTCGATAGAATCAGTCAAAAGGCTGCTATCAACATTAAACAAATCAGTGGAGTTTCTGATGCTATGTTAGGTACAGATTCTCCAGAAGTTTCTGGTATTGCAATTCAAGCAAAACAAAATAGAGGTATCTTGATGATTCAAGTACCTTTAGATAACTTAACTAAAACTAGAAAGTATCTAGCTGAAAAAGTTTTAAACTTAGTACAGTCTTATTATACCGAAAAAAGAATTATTCAAATTACAGATGAGAATGATCCTTTTAAACCAAGTGTACCTATGACTGTAAACGAAATGACTCCAGAAGGTTATATTGTTAATGATTTAACAATTGGTGAATATGATGTTGTGGTAGATACTGCGCCATCAAGAGATAACTTTGATGAGATACAATTTGCAGAAGCTATTGAACTTAGAAAAGCTGGTGTACCAATTCCAGATGATTTAATTGTTGAGTACTCACATTTAGCTAAGAAGGCTGATATTGCAAAACGTATTAGAATTATGCAAGGTATGGAACCACCTTCACCTGAACAACAGCAAGTTGCTAACTTTAAAGCTCAAGCTGAGATTCAGTCTATCCAGTTAGAAATAGCTAAGATGGAAGCTGAAGTAATGAGACTACAATCCGAAGCTCAGTTAAATGCAGCCAAAGCACAAGAAGCTCAACAAGACCCACAGTTGAAGGTTGCAGAATTACAAAGTAAACTACAAATGAAGCAAGAAGAACTTGCCTTGCGCGAACGTTTATCAGGTATGACAAACGAGGTACGTAAACAACAGACCGAAACTGCTGCTGCATCTAAAATAGCTGCTGCGGCTATGGTAAAAAAGCCAACATCTAATTAATAGGAGGTTATAATGGCGAAGAAAAAAGCGAAAGCTGAAGCACAAGAAGAAGTAATCATGGATAGAATGCCCGGTTCTGATCCAATGTCCGCAGAAGATACCAAAGGATTCGAAGCTGATTTGAATTTTATGGATGATACTGTAGAAAATGAAGAGGTTGAATTTCCTAAGGAGCCTGAAATTGAAGAAATCGACGAAAATGAACTCACGAATACTGCTGAAGAAGTGGAAGCGAAAGCAGAAGAGCAAGCAGAAACAGAAAATAATGAGGGAGGAGAAAGTCCAAGCGAAGAAGGACTGGAAAATCAAGACCCAGAAGCTTCACAACCAGCTGTTCAACCAACTGAAGAAGTTAGTGAAGTAGTAGAAGAACAAAAAGCACCTATGGTGCCTAAATCTAGACTAGATGAAGTGTTAGCAAAGCAAAAAGCACTACAAAAACAACTAGATGATTACACAAAAGCACAAGCAGAGGCTCAACAACAAGCTCCAGACTATGATTTTGCTGCTAAAGAAGCAGAATATCAAACTTTAGTACTTGATGGTGAAGCTGAAAAGGCCGTTGCACTCAGAAATGAGATTAGACAGGCTGAAAAAGACCAATTTATGTTCGAAGTACAGCAAAAAATGGGTCAAACAGTGCAACAAAGCCAAGAAATGACTGAATTACAAGCAAAAGCCGCCGAAATTCAAGCAAATTTCCCTGTTTTAGA